GCACAAAAGGCGTGTGTTAACTGTCAGTGGGTTGATAATCAATAAATTTGTTGCGTTTGCGTCCAACGTTGAAACAATCTATGCAGCAGTTATGGAACGTATGTTCTACCATGTCATCGACGGCAAACCAACTAAGCCGCTAGTGCCCTCCGATGAATATGTCTTCTCTCAGTTGAAGTCTATTTGGATATCTGCAAAGCATAAATTACCATTTGTCCCTTCGGTTAACCTCAAGGATTTTCCCTTGTTGTACACCGGGCGCAAGAAAGGTATTTATGAAAGAGCAGTCAAACAGATTACTGAGGGTTTGCTTCGTTGGCGAGTTGTTAGTAATTCGTGGTCCAAGATCCGTGGTTTTCTCAAGTTTGAAAAACTTGAGGTGAAGCCAGGGAAACGGTTGGTGCCTCGACTAATTCTCGCCCGAGATCCAAAATATCACGCCTTGCTAGGGCGTTATATTAGACCGATGGAACATCCGATCTACCTCACCTTACAGAAATGTTTTGGGAAACCCGAGCCTGTCATAGCAAAGGGTTTGAATGGTAACCAGCTTGGTGAAGTCATCCGAGCAAAGTGGGAGCGCCTATCTATGGCTGGCACTCCTGCAGCGCTCGGTCTCGACATGAGCCGGTTTGACCAGCATATATCGGCGCCAATTCTTAGATTTGAGCACAGGTTTTACACGACTTGTAATCATGACAAGGATTTGGCACGTTTGCTGGCCCTCCAAGTTGTCAACAACGGCAGTATTGTCGGTGATGATGGCTTGGTAACGTTCAAGCACGTTTCTATGCGCGGGTCAGGGGACATGAATACAGGACTAGGGAACTGTATTATCATGGCTTCAATCATACACTCTTTTATCACCCATCACAATCTCAATGTGGATGAAATTGATGTAATCATAAACGGTGACGATTCCGTCATCTTTTGTGATGCAAAACACATCGATCGACTAACCAGCTCCTTTTCTTCGTATGTGGAGCCTTTGGGTTTTGTGGCGAAAGTGGAAAATCCAGTGTTTGTTTTGGAACATGTAAGTTTCTGTCAGATGAGACCAATTAATCGTGGCGATCAGTATGTTATGGTACGAGAGTGGCCGACGGTACTCTCTAAGGACATTACCACTTGTCATAGTTGCATGACAAAGTCATACTACCTGGCGTATCTCCGAGCTATAGGAGAAGCTGGGCTTGCCCTCTGCGCCGGCATACCAGTTATGCAAGAATGGTATAAATTCTTACTATCTGGAGCAGAGAAGGCATGTCGCCGCGAGCTGCTTAGTGACACGGGCGTGGCTATCTGGGCCGCAAATCTCATATCCCATGAGAGTCCAGTTAGTGATGTAGCACGCGTGTCTTTCTTTAAAGCTTTTGGAGTAACGCCCGAGTGCCAAAAGAACATTGAAGACGCATACTCTAGCATGAATCTTCAAGAACTGAAATGGGATGTCCACAGTCCCGCGCACTATTTCGGTTCGCAATACAATCCTCGGACATGGTGTTAAGTGGTGTGATGCCCCAAAACCAGTGCTTGTTTACAACGAGCTCAATAATTCTGTGCTAAACAAAATGCCAAGAGACTGCACGGAGGCCCCGAAAGGTTACCACTTGATGGACAGTCCCGCTTGCAATTGCGGCACGCCATACAAATTGCAATGAAACCAATGTCTACCAAAACCACCAAAACCAAACCAAAGAAGAGTACGGGCAGTAAAATGCCACCGCGCCAAGCCCGCGTTGTCCAAGTGGGCGAAACGATGACCATCAAACATCAAGAGTACGTCGGACCTTTGATCCCCTCAGCTGACATGGCCTACATGACCACTACCACATCTCAGCTGATACCAGGATACGATATAACACCAGCAAATGGAGTTCTTTTCCCTTGGCTTAGTCGCCTAGCCCAGGGGTTTGAGCTTTTCAAGATCGACACGCTCCGCATTCGAGTAGTGTCCTATCAACCCAGCACAGCAACCGGCGCTGTTTATGCAGCGGCGGACCCGGACTGGCAGGATGATGTGCCTTTGACCAAGCGTCTCGTGCTTGGTCTCACGACATCCTGTTCGCACCCAGTTTGGGAAACATTTGAACTAGTTGTGCCAGCCGCACGCTTCCAAGGCAGTATGCCTTGGAAATATCTCAGCACCAGCACCACACGTAGTCCTGGAGAG